TGTATCCTATCTTGTATTGTAGTTTTTGAACTTCTTCGTCCGCTTCGATAAACATACTGATCTCTTCTTTAGTAGTCAGTTTGAGATCGAACGGCATTTCTTTGTACACAGAAGATGGTGCTTTACCTTTGTAGTAAATCCATTTATCTTTCAGCATCTTCTTCATTTCCAACTCTCGTTCTTTTTTCATTAGAGAGTAGGTATTATAAAACTCCATGTATTTCATATGGAGTTGAGGAATTGCTAGTGAGTCATTATCATGTAAGTCATCATCCAGTTTGGAATCAGTCTTCCACATGTTTTGGAGTGTTTCCAGATTCATAACGATATTTGAGTGCTTGGAGGTGCCATGCTTGTGCCAGACTCTTAGGTCCTTCTTTTAGAAGAGATCTCTCTTCAGGAGTAAGAACACAATGGTCCAGCATGTATTGCTTCCATTCTATCATAGTCTAGTGCCAGTGTTAACTGTACGCATTTGATAACTAGTATACTGGAAAGTTACGGTTGCTGTAAAATATGAGTTATCGGTTTGTGTGACATCAAATGGTAGAGATGATAATGCAACAGGGAACATATCTTTAAAGGTGACATCAAAGTTTGCAATATTATTATTGTTCAAAACTTGAAGTGTTCCATCAGATACGAATGCAATCCCTGGGTTCGATGATTTTGTTTGAGTTGATCTAACATTATCATCAATCCACTGAAAACGATCTTCAAACTCTTCTGGAGTTGAGATTGCTCTCATCCAGTTGTGAATCTGCATATAGTTTTCTAGATTTTCATCAACAATAAACTGCAACTCTAAATTTGCAAATGTTGCTTGTCCATCAGGCAGGGGCAACTGAACAAAACCTGGTGTTGGAATAACGATCTCAGATATTGACATTGTAGGAATTTCTGCCGACTGACACAGGAAAGAAACCTTTCGTGCCTTTTCCAAAATGAATAAGAATCCAATTGGAGACAGATAGTTCTTATTTGTTAGTTGCTCGGTATACCAACTTGACATGTTATGCGTTTACGTTTTCTAACCAGGAAGTGGCGATATACTTTTCCCCTTTCAATGGGGGGAGACCTCTATGAACATGAGTAAAACCTGCTGGCCAAATTAATACTTGTCCTGCAACTGGTTTGAATCTTTTATGCTGATAGAGAAACTCGGTTTCTCCACCTTCCTCAACTGTATTTAGGTACATCATCGTTGCCGCAATACGACGATTGGAGCCCATTGATCCTTTCTCGAAGTGGAAAGTATGAAATCCTTCACCAGGTAATGTCCTCTGAACATTTAGATAAACCTGCTGGTATCGGTAATCCATCAATGCTTCATATTCATTGACGTATTTTTCTAAACACGCACCAATAATCATATTATATTGCTGCATATATTCATACCCGCATTGATGATCGAGCATGAAGTCTTCTGTGGCAAGACACTTATCTTTTCTTTGATGTGACTTTCTTTCTGGTTTACCAAAAATGCCGTATCTCTGAAATGTTGATCCACACTTGTCCTGATACTTCCAATATTCGATCAGTGGTCTAGTGTCATAGTCAGTATCGAAAACTCCGATAAAGTCTTCAAAGTAATAATCTTGAATGTTCATAATTTAGTCGCGTTGTCTCCAGTCATCAGGTTTGTCACGTTGAAACCAATCTACAATTTCATCCGCTCCAGAGAACCCCGTTTTGTGATTGGATGGATCGGGGTCCCCAAGACCCATCCTATTGAGAAAATCGTCTGTGCTTCCTTCTTCAATATCTTGAGAAGCTTGGCGTCTTGCTTTCTGTAACCAGTCCCTTGCAAGAGTATGAGCTTTGGCAAGTTTCTCTGCCCAGATCATATCCTCTAAAGGAACTTGTTCTTTGTTAGCAATGCACCTACAGATGGACTCCAGGCGGAGTCTGTACGCAGTCGAGAGCATAAAAATACACCAGATACAGTGTTATTTAGATTCTAACATTGATGTCAATTCTTCTGTCTTGTTCCAGTCAGCATATGCTGAATCAGAACGTTCCATGAGAATATCAAAGATATCATTTTTAATTACTTCATTGGAAACATAATCATTTAAGTACATGTCCAATGCTTCTTTGAGATATCTTTTTCTATGCCACTCTGGGGAGTATGGTTTATAATCCATGATGTAATTACAGAGTAAAATTATTTAGCGCAAAAAAAGAGGGGACGAATCCCCTCGGTCACTTCCTTCACACGGTAGTTTTATTTATAGGGGTTTTGTATCATAGGAGCAATCTCTTACAGATTTTTTTACATTCATGCTGATTTAGGGAGTCGCATTCAATTAAACATTCATAGTAGTCATTCATTTTTTGCATCTCAATATCCATTTCATCAATGGTATCCTCAAAATGACGCCACTCATCCAGTTGATTGCGCGAAGTTATATTGTGCATGATCTTCTCCATAATCGGTTGGCATAATGTAGGTAAGGATAGGATTCATTTTTCCACCTCGCGTAATTCTGATACTACTTATATGTAATGTGTGCATTTTCTGACGGAATCGATATGACTAACAATAACTCTTATTTTTTGTATACTAGACTACACATCATATGTAAAGATAAAAAAAGAGACCCCTTAGGGTCTCTATGTTTATTATCGCATAATAAAATCTCTTGGATATCCTCCTCTCGGCATGGGAATTACCTCACCTGGTAAAAATGGAATCTCTGGCATTCTGGAACAAGGGCGTTTCTTAGTACAACGCTTTTTGGGAGGTGAGACCCATCCTGGATGACCACCAGGTGATCCCCACACTCTTCCTTTTGCTTCTCCAGAAGTGCTAATAGTTGATACTGCTACAGAAGCTAATAGCAGTGAAACAAATAGTCTAGTCATTTTGTTTACATGTAGAGGACATAGTTACCCAACCCAAGGATGGGTAGGTATATCCTCCACGATTATATAGACATAAAAAAAGGACCCCGAAGGGTCCTCCTTTAGATATGCCCAGTGGGGCAAGAATCACATCAGGTTAGCAACCTGAACGCGACGATAGTAGCGGTTGGTGTTTGCAGTCAGAGCACCAGAACCTTGAGTCAGACCTTGTGCGAAGGGGTTCGAGACCATGCCGTAGCGAGTCTTGAAGCCGATCTTGGGCTGGAAGGTGTCAGGGTTGATTGCACGAACCTGCTGGAGAGGAACGTAAGGGCAGTAGAACAGACCTGCGTCATAAGGAGAAGTGCCCTTATAACCTGCAACGTAGTAGTGCTTATCAGCAACGTTAGCAGAATAAGGATCAACGTAGACCTTGATGCGACCATTCAGAGTACCAACCAGAGTGCTGGAGGTATCATCAACGCCAGTCAGAGCGTTGTTGCCGTTCAGAGCAGGGGAGTAATCCAGAACGCCTGCCATACCGAGTGCAGAAGCAACGTCAGCAGAACAGATCAGGATGTTGCCCTTTCCGCGACGAGTTTGCTGACCGATAGCGTTAGCATCTCTTTCGATCTGGAACAGGAGACCCTTGAACTTCTCAACAGACCAGCGACCGTTGGAGTCAACGTCGAGGTCGAATACACCAGCAGTTGCGGTGTTGTTCTGAGCACCCTTTACAGCGTTGGTGTAAATGGTTCTAACAACTTCGCGGTTGATTTCTGCCAGGATCTCAGTGCTGAGAATGTTAGCGAGCTCTTGCTCAGCATCCAGACCATGAATCGCCTTCAGGTCTTGTGCGAGTTCGATGCTGTATTCTGCCTTCAGCGCACGAGCACGAGCGGTTACAGTAACCTTCTCGATCGAGAAACCCATCTCACGGAATGCCGTGTTAGAAGAGGAATCGTCAAGTGCTTCAGCAGTTGCAGTGGTCATGCCAGTTGCATCACCAGTCTGCTCATAAGTGCCAGCGGGGCTGTCATTGAGGAGAGCAGGGTTGGTGCCTTCTGCATCGTTAGCAGCAGAGGAAGATGCGCCAGGATCGTAAGAACCAGGACCGCCAGAGAAACCAGCGTTAGGCTCGTTGAAGAATGCTTCATCGTAGCCA